CAACGCAACTCCCTGAAGCTCTACCTTGTAGGCCTGTAGCTCGCGCCGCTGTTTTGCCAGCCCGTTCCAAATGTTGGCGAACTGCTGCAGGCCTTGCGGCCCGTTCATCTGACTCAGCAGCTCCCGCGTCTTCGCCGATATCTGGCCCATATCCATAGAGAAGCCGCTCGCAGCCGCTGACGCGGACTTGAGGTTCCCACCCGCGCCGCCCGCCGCGTCCCCGACTGCTGCCACGCCATCGGCCGCACCGGCAGCTGCCTGTTGTACTTGCTGCAGAGACGCGACCGCTTCGCTGCTCCCTTGAACCACCGCTTGCGCGGCAGCAGCGCCCTTTGCGCCCTGCCTATCAAACTCAGCGTTCGTTGAGTACAGCGCGCCTTGGATCTCCAGCTGAGCGTTTACTTGGTCCTGCTTCCACTTATCACTATTGGCGACCGCCGCTCTGGCCGTGTTGGAATACGCGGCGAACGCCCGCCGAACGTCTTCCACGCTCGCCTTGCCCGAAGCCGCCCCGCGTCGGATAGCTTCAAACGCCTCCTTCGCCGAGTCCCGGGCAGCATTGAGCGAACTTTGTGACTGGATACCCAGCCGCCCGAACTCATCGTTCAGCGGGTTCATCGCGTTGGTGATCTCGCGGATGCGGGCATTGAGGGCCGACGCTGAACGCTCAGCCTGGTCAAAACCAACCTTCCCCTGCTGCCCGGCGGCCTGTAGCTGCGCGCCCAGGGCCTTAGCCTCATCCAAGGTGGCCACCTTGCCCAGCGCAGACTTGAAGGCCGCCTCGATCTGAGCGCTCGTGGACAAGGCGTTCTCGACCACAGTGCCGAAGGCAGCATTAGCGTCTCGCCCGGCAGCCGTGAAGCTGGCTCCCATGCGGTCCGCCGATACGCCAAGCTTCGTCATCGCGGCCATGAGCGTCTGTTCGAGCACGACGGCCGTGTTCGCCGCCGCCGAGGGCAGCGAGCTGAACGCAGCTTGGGCGGCGGCCTGGAACCGGGATAGCTCTTCGCCGCTGAGCTGCTGCAGGGTCGCCATCAACCCGTCGCGCACGTTCCGTGCGGCGCCTGCGCCTTGTTCCGCTATCGACGCGAGAGCCAGGCCTACGTTGCCCAGGGAATTGGAGTCGGAGTAGTTCAGGCTCTGGAACAGCTTGCCGATCTCGGTCACGGCCAGCTTGGCGTCGCCCCCTATCCCTTTGAGCTGCTCAACGACCAGCTGTGCGCCCGCGCCGATACCCGTCTTGAGCGCCTCGCCCGCTAGACGCGACCCCGCCGAGAGCGCCTGGTAGCCGGCACCCACTTCTGTCAGCCGAGACTTGACCTGCTCCAACTGGGCCAGCTGTTCCTCCGTGGCTAGGCCCAGTTCCTTCTGCGTAAACAGGAATCCGAATTGCGCATTGAGGTATTTCTTGAGGCCGTCAAGGCGGGCCTGATATGACTTGCGTTCCTCCTCACCCATGGCCGCGACCTCGGCCGAGGTCTTGACTGACACCTGCCCGTACGAGGCCACGGTAACGGCGAGCTTCTTGTACTCCACGCCCTGCAGATACATCTGCTCACGCATCAGTGTGACCGCGGCGCCGGCATCCTTGCTGGCCTGGCTCCACTTGCCCATCTCTTCGCCGAGGGCTTGCCCCATCGACTGAAGCCCCTTACTGACTAGCTCCAGCCCAAGCAGAGCAATCGTGATGGGTACTGCGCGAGGCAATGACTTCAGAATGTTGCCCAGGGTCAGGGCGCCCTTGCCAGCCGCATCCATGGCGGCGACGTTGGCGATCTGCGCACGAGTAGACGCGATCAGCGCAATACGCCAGGTATTCATCTGCACGATTGCACGGACTATCGCGAAGGTTGCGAAGGCCTTACCCAGCGTCGCCAAGGCGCCTGCATGTTCGACCAGCCAGCTGGTCGCCGTACGGGCAGCATTGGCCATGGTCACGATGCCATCGGCGGTCTGCTTGGCCCACCGGGTCAACGTTCCGTCTTTGGCGAGGCGGTCGGCAAGCGCAAGCATCTCACTGAGCTGCGACTTGAAGTAGACCAGCACGCCTTGGTCGGCGACCTCCTGCTTCCAGTCCTTGAACCGCTCGGTCGCAGCCTTCCACAGCCCGGCGATGGTGCCCACCTTTGCTGCGGCAGCGGCGCCACCATACGACTCGGCCAACAAGTCCAGGATGATGGCTTGGGCCTGTGCGACCTGTCCGGTCGCCTCCAGTTGAGTGATCAGCTGCTTCTGGCTCGCATCCAGCGTGAAGCCTTGCTTGCTAAGCGATTCCATCGCCTTCGATGGCGTCTGCAGCGCCTTGCCGACAACCTCTGCCGACTGTTCCAAGCTCATGCCCAGACGCTGGGCCTGGTCGATTGTGATCTGCATGGCGGCAGGGAACTGCTCGCCGACAATATTCGTGTACGACAGCAGGCGAACCTGGGCTTTGGAGATTTCACCGTCATCAAACAGACCGCCCTGAAGCTGGCGACGCATCTGCGCCAGCTGCTCGGCGGTGAACTCGCTCTGCCGCCCAGTGGCCGCCAGCGCCGCTTCTAGCTGGCCCAACTCCTGCTCGGCGTCGCTTCCCTCCGTGATAATGCTTTTGATGCCATCGGCGATCTTGCTGAAGCCGATGAAGGCCAAGGCCGTGGCCGCCACGCCCTTCAGCGCGTTCATCAGCGAACCGGTGGCCTCGGCGGCGGTACCCAGTTCCGCAGTGTCGCGCGTAGCCTGGTTAGCGCGCTCACGGTATGCCTTGAGGGCCTCCGCCGCGGCCGTGCTTGCCTTGGCCTGCGCGCGGAAGCCTGCATCGCTCTGTTCAATCTGGTCGTTGCGTTTGCGAGCCTCGGCCGCAGCCTGGGCCGAAGCCTTGGCCTGCTCGGTGAAGGCCTGCGCGGTGCGCGTGGCCTCGGTTCGCAAGCGCTGCTGGCCGGCTGCCAGCTGGCTCGTGTCCACCCCAAGCTCGCGCAGTTCGGCATCTGCCTTGGCCACCGCCTGCCACTGTTTGCTCAGGCTGGCCTGCAGCTTGTCGCCTTCGGCGCGGAGTGCCTTCTGGGCATTAAGCAGATCCCTGGAGGGCGTGACCGTCTCGCCGATCTTTAGGCCCAATTCCAGTGCGGCACGCTGGTTGGCGTCAAACCGCTGTTCCAGCTCGCCCAGCGTCCGCATCATGCTCTCGAACGCTTCCGCTTTCCCGGCGGTGGCATTGAGGGCGGCGAGCTTGTCGACCAGTTTCGCGGTATCGGCGCCTACGTCTTCGGCTGCAACCCCCATGTCGACCAGGGCCTGACGCAGATCGTCCACGCCTTCGGTGCCGCTGGTCTCAAGGACTAGCCTAAGGGCTTCTTCAAATGCAGCCGTGCCCGCCATCAACGCTTCCTCTTTCGTGCCAGCGCGAGCTGGCGGATCAGTTCGGTACTGCGATACATATTCATTTCCCTGGCCAGCCTGCTGGCCACAACCTCGCCCTCGCCCATCACCATCTGGAAGGCGCTTGCCCCCGTGAGGGTGCGCAGCTTGCGACGTCCATCGCGTCCCGACGGTGCCGTGGCATCACGGGAGAACTGGCGCACCACCATCCGGCGTTGGCCACCGATCCGCGCAATGAACGCAGAGGTGTAGACCTTGCGCATGCCCACTTGGATACCTGCGGTGGCACCGGCAGTCTTGCGACCACCCCAGCGCCCGCCAAACCCGATCAGCGGCAGCTTTTTGGTGGACGCGTTGAGGGAGAGGTACTCCCCCTCTTCACCGAGGCCAGAGCGGACGCTGAAGCGTCCACTCAGGTCACCCGCGCGGACGGTGTAGACCTCCCTGATCGCTCTCTTCGCCGCTGGCTCAAAGCGCCGGCGCACCGACGCGATAGAACGTGAGTCGGCTTTTGCGATGGCGGTCTTGCTCAAACCGTCCACCAACGCGGCAAAGCGAGCCAGAGCGCCCGCGCTGGTCCGCCCGAACGTGGAGCTACGGGCCATCAGCGCACCGTGCGCAACAGCGGCGGCACCCAAGGGGCACCGCCGCGTCCAGACGGCAGGAGGCCTGGAGGGCCATCAGCCGGCCTGCTGTTCGTACACCTTGAAGGTGTACAGAGCGGTCTCTTCCGAGCGGAACACGACCGGTCCAGTCAGGGTCAGCTGGATCGGCTCGTCGCTAAACCAGTCCACGTCACCGTCCACGGTAAGATCGACCTGCGGAATCCGCAGCAGGCCTTCATCACCACCGATGCGGTCCTGGACATCGCCCAGGATCATGAAGGACTTATTCGGCACCGCACCGCCATTGATGGCCGTTTCCCGGTAACCGTCGTAGCTATAGTCCAGGGTGAGCACATCCCCGTGCTGGATCGCGCCGCCTGCCGTGGGGATCAGCAGGCCCTGCCGGTTGTCGATGGTGTAGTCGGTTCCGACCTCCAAGGTCGTGCTTGCCTTCTTGACCACCAGTGCCGGCGAGGCCAGCACGAAGCGGTGGCCCAGCTCGACAGGCGCATCCTTGCTATGGACGGTGACCGCCTGATCGGTCACCTGGCCTTCGGCCACCGTGCTGGTCACCGCACTGCCGTAGAGCATGCGCGCCAGGAAGCCGACCGGAACTTCCAACGCGCCCACCGTCACGTTGGTCGTGCCCGGGTTGGCGTCGCGGTGGATGATCTGGCCGTAGCGATCATCGCGGCGCTTGCTCTTCACTTCGGTCGTGTCGCCGGCCTCATAGCCAAACGTCAGCGAGCTCTGTTCGAGCGGCTTGTTACCGAACTTATCGTCGGGGTCGGGGATCAGCGGGATGCGATTGGCACCGCTGCCAATCTCATAGAACCGAAGATCACCTGCGAACTTGCGGACCTTGGGCTGTGTGGCCATGGGGATTCTCCTGGGAAATGGACACGGGCTAGAAAACTTCGGTCAGACCGGCCCGTGCGGTGATCTGAGCGACAACACTGGAATGGCCCGCGTCGTCGCCGACGGTGGCCAGGTTTGCTTCGGTCACTTCAAAAGAAGTGACCCCCTTGGGCAGATCACGGAGGTCGAAGACCAGCGCCCTGCGCAGGTCCGCCCGGGCGCAGTGGACTAGTTGGCGTGGGTTCTCCTGGTCACCTCCGCGCGGTACGCTGAACTCGATCATGACCCCGACATCCGAGGAAGCCTGGGAGCGCCCCGACGAAGTGGCGCTGATGCGGTCTACCTCGATGACGGTGGACGGGCCTTCGAACTCAGTCGGTACATCCGAGTCGTCGACCACCACCAAGCCATTCCCGATGTCGGTGCGATAGCCCGCAACCTTGGTGATCAAGCGCACGCGGGCTGCGAGGAACTCGACCAGCTGCCAGCTGGCTGGAGCTTGGTTATCAGGGCTGGACACGGCGCACCTTCCAACGGCTTAAAGAGCCGTCGTTGGAGAGCTCGGTGGCGTTCTCATACAAGTCGCCATCGACCAGCAGACGGCCTTTCTGCGCCGGCTGCAGCCCGACCAGCGCCAGGCTGCCGAGCACATAGTCGACCTCAACGCTGAGCGCCTTGAACTGGCGGAGATCCCCGACAGTCTCCACATCGCGAGTGACGTAGACCTGGCATGGCAGCGCTGAGGAGCCGCCCGGGGCGGTGTAGAAGGCGTGATCGGCCATGCCAGCGGTGGCGAAGCTGGCATGCAGGTCGGCATCCAGCCGGGAGAGGAACTCACGCTGATTCATCGGCGTCCACCGTCTACACGCCGGTTTTCCCGCGCCAGGTACAGCCCAGCGGCCGATGTGGCCAACGCGATCAGATGCAGCATGAGGATCACGGCTCACCTCCACACTGAATGGCATAGGCCTGCAGCGCCCTTACCTGGGCGTCGCACTGGTCGGCGGCGCCAATAATTCGGCCCGCACTTTGGAACCGGTCGTCGGCGCCACCATCAGGTTGGCTGGCGGCGGAGACGGCCTGGGACAGTTCAGCGGTGTGGAGGGCCGCTTGCCAGCGCTGGTGCAACTGACGCTGGCCAGCACGCAGATCATCGACAAGGCGATCAGACTCATCCTGCGCATGCTTCTTCTCCTGTTCATAGCGCGCAGCCAATGCATTTGCTGCTCTGACGTTGCCGCGCTCGATTGCAATGGCGCTGCCCAGCTCGCCAATCTCGGCCTTGGCTGCGGACAACTTGGTGTTTGCGTCGTCTCGGGCAGCGATGGCGGCCGCCGCTGCGGCGTCGGACTTCCAGACGCTTCCTCGCTGCCAGACGATGACGCCGAGAAGGATGGCCAAGACAATGGCCAGGGCGCGGATCATGCCGACACCCCATCGGTTTCGGGTATGACGGCGCCCAGCTGGCGCAGGACCGACTCCAGCTGCCGGATCCGGGTCCGCAGCGCGCTGGCTTCTTCTTGAGCGCGAAGGCGCAGATCCACCTCTTGCTGGAGCCGCACGTCCTGAGTAGACAGGCGGTTCTCCAGCGTTTCGATGCGCCTGGCAAGGCCGTCGATCAAGCTGATGTTGGCATCGGTCTCGGTGCGTTCCTTCTTGCGAGACAGCACCGCGCCCCAAGTTTCCCGCAGCAGCCAGAAAGCCACCACGCTCCCAGCTAGCCACCAAGGCGCCCCGTCGCCGATGTCCGGCCCGGCCATTACTGCAAGGCCTCGGTGACGCCGCGCTCGATCACAGCGTCGTCCCAGTACAGGCGGCCGTTCTCGTGCCGGGCAATGGCCCGCACAAGGCGAAACAGCGTCACGGGCCGGTTCAACGAAATGATCTCGGTCCCTCCGACGCCGACTTCGTCCGCCACTCGGTGGACGTAGGCGGCCGTGTTGTTTTCCACCGGCGGGGCCCAGCGGTTGATAATCTCCTTTACCGTCCGCAGCCCATGCTTCCGCTGGTAAGTCAGCAGGGTCTTGGCAAGGGCGCGAAAGCCGGCCTCCGGCGTGGTGAACACACAGAAGCGACGCTCGCGGGCCACGGCGGTCGCGGAACGGTCTTCGCCCTGCCAGGCCACGCTGGTGCGGTCGATGTTGCCCGGATTGTTGTTGCGAACGCCGCGCGGCGTGGTGGTGGTGTTCATGAGGTTCCCCTTGCCCGTGGTGAAATGCCGATATCGCCCACGCCATCCCGGCGCATGTGGGCGATACCGGCCAAGCTTTTACGCGCCGCCGGCCTCGCCAGCCGCAGCAGTGCCCGGCGTCAGGCGCACGTACACCGTCGCTGCGCCTGCGGCCGCCGCGTACACGGCAAAGCCGATGTCACCGACCTGGTCTGCACCCGCCGCCGCCGCGATGGCGTGCTTGGCAGTGCCGTCCCAGTTGACAGGCGCGCCCACGGCGAAGACCGCTGCAGCCAGCTTGGGCAGCTCGAACACGCCTTCCACATGGACAGCGATGATCTCGCCGACCTTGCCGTCAGTGACGGCAGCACCGACCAACTTGCCCTCGACCACCAGCTCACCGCTCTTGGCGTCACTGGTCAGGGTCACATCCAGCACACGG